GCGGGTCGCTATAGCTGTCACTAATTTGTGACAGATCAGCTAGAGATTAGCGGGTCGCTATAGCTGTCACTAATTTGTGACAGATCAGCCAGAGATTAGTGGGTCGTTATAGTTGTCACTAATTTGTGACAGATTCGCCAGAGATTAGTGGGTCGCTATAGCTGTCACTAATTTGTGACAGATCAGCTAGCGATTATCGTATTCGGGAGTACGTTGTGAGCCGCCCAGATACCGTGACCATCGACTTTGAAACTGGCGCAATTGCGCCGCGCCCGCAGTACCCGCCAAAGCCGATTGGCGTCAGCGTTCTCCGGCCTGGACAACCCAAGCGCTATATGGCGTGGGGTCACCCAACTGGCAACAACTGCACGATGACCGAGGCGCGATCTGTACTGCGTTGCATATGGCGCAGCGACTGCGAATTGGTATTCCACAACGCCAAGTTTGACTTGGACGTAGCACAGACGCACCTAGCGCTGCCGCTGCCAGATTGGCGGCGCGTACACGACACGATGTTCCTATTATTTCTACACGACCCACACGCACGATCGCTGAGTTTAAAGCCGAGCGCCGAGCGCATACTCGGCATGGCCCCAACTGAGCAAGATGTCGTACACCAATGGCTGATTGACCACGGCGTAGTCAAGAAAGGCGCGCGTGATTGGGGCGCGCATATCTGCAAGGCTCCCGGTGGGCTGGTCGGTAAGTACGCGATAGGCGATACCGATCGTACATACAAGCTGTTCCGCAAACTCCGAGGCAATTTCGGCGATGCGTACGACCGCGAACGCGAGTTGATGTTGGTATTGCTGGCAAACGAGCAGCATGGCATACGGGTTGATCGAGCCGGACTGGAGCGCGACGCTGCTGCGTACCGCACCGCGCTGCAACAGGCCGACGCGTATATACGCAGAGCGTTGAAGGCACCCGGATTGAACATAGACAGTGACCGCGAGTTAGCGCGCGCCTTGCAAGCGTCGGGCGCGGTGCGGCAATGGGTGGAGTTGCCCAGCGGACAACTGAGCGTAAGCAAGGCCAACCTACCACCGAGCGCGTTCAAAAATCAACGCATAGCGTCCGTACTGGGCTACCGCAACCGATTGCAAACCTGCCTGAGCACGTTTATGGAGCCGTGGCTGACCACCGCAGCTACAACAGGCGGTTTGATCTATACAGACTGGCACCAAGTTCGGCAGAGCCACGGCAACGACGTATTTGCAGGCGCGCGCACGGGCCGACTGAGCAGCAGCCCGAACTTCCAGAACATACCAAAGAGCTTTGTCGACAAGAACGATGGCTACGTACACCCTAGCTTTACGGCACTGCCTGAATTACCGCTCATGCGCAGCTACATACTACCCGATAAAGGTGGCGTGATATGCCACCGTGACTACAATCAGCAAGAGCTACGTATTCTGGCGCATTTTGAAGACGACAAGCTGTGCGCTGAATACAACGCCAACCCACTGATGGATGTCCACGCATACGTAGGCCAGCAGATACAAGCAATATCGGGACTGTCTCTGGAGCGCCGTGCGGTTAAGATACTCAACTTCGGCATGATTTACGGCATGGGGCTGCGCGCGCTGGCGCGTGGTATTAACAGCACAGTGGACGACGCCAAACGCCTACGCGCGGCGCAGCTACGCGCGCTACCGGGCCTAAAAGCGCTGGGCCACGCTATAAAACAGCGTGGGGAAACCGGGCAGGCAATAACCACATGGGGTCAGCGGGAATACTATGCAGAGCAGCCCAAAATAATAGACGGCCGGACGCAGCGCTATGAGTACAAGCTGCTGAATTACTTGATTCAGGGCAGCGGTGCTGATTGCACAAAGCAGGCGCTAATCAACTACAGCCACGTGCGCAGGCACGGTAGATTCATGATAACTGTGCATGACGAGAGCAACGTGTCAGTGCCTAAGAGCGCAGTGCGCGAGGAAATGAAATTGCTGAAAGATGCAATGGGAGCGGTGCAATTCGACGTGCCGATGATAACCGACGGCAAAACCGGCCCACGCTGGTCATTGTTGAAGCCATACAAGGACTGATTGATATGCCTAGCCCTACGTTCAAAACCTACAAGCCAGCGCCTACTGCCAAAACCGCAACTAGTTGGTCGTTCTCACGCTGGGCTGACTGGGCGCAGTGTCCGCTAATGTTCCGCTGCAAACACCTGGACAAGCTGCCCAGCGGTCCCACCAATCCGGCGATGGAACGCGGCCGGTTGATTGCAGAGGCAAGCGAGGAATACCTGCTCAAGCGCACGCCAAAATTGCACAATGATCTACGCACGTTTCGAGACCACTACGCGTTCTATCGTAAGCAAAAATCTCTTGTGGCGGAGTCTCAGTGGGGATTCAAGGCTGACTGGAGCCCAACAGCTTGGAACGATTGGGACGGGTGCTGGCTACGCGCCAAGGTGGACATTGGTTACGCATTCGCGGGTGATAACAGCTTCAATATCCGCGACGGTAAGACCGGCAAATACGATGACCGCAAGCGCGAGATGTACATGCTACAACTGGATCTGTACGCCGCTGCGGCAGCTAGTGTGTACCCGGAAGTGGCTACAATAACGACGCAACTACTGTACACCGACCTAGGCATCACATACCCAGAGGACGAACCGGCCACCTACACGCACGCGCAGGCGGTGGCGCAGCAAGCTGTATGGACTAAGCGCGTACGCCCAATGATGACGGCCAAGACATACCCAGCGCGACCCGGCTACTATTGTAGCTGGTGTCCGTATAGCAAAGCCAAGGGTGGCCCGTGCAAATTCTGATCGGTCGCGACCGTGAATCGCGCGTAGAGCGCGCAGTTTGCGCCGAGGCAAACCGGCTTGGCGTGCTGCACACCAAAAACACACCCCAGGGTCGACGTGGGTGGCCTGACCGCACGTTCTGGATACCCGGCGGGAGGCCCCTGTTAATAGAGTTCAAGGCACCGGGGTATGGGTTGCGTAAGCTGCAATCTTATACAATCGATCAATTAAAACAGGCTGGGTACAATGTCCAAACGATCGACAACACAGAGTGTGGGATTGCAGCACTGCGCCGTGCCGTGGAAGCCGCGTGCTTACCAGCAACTCGCGATTAAGTGGCTGCTGCAAACAGGCAGCGGCGGTCTGTTTTTAGATCCAGGACTCGGCAAAACCAGCATCGTACTGGCCGTGCTAAAACTGTTACGCAAGCGCGGCGTTGGCGGGCGCGCACTGGTGGTTGCGCCATTGCGCGTGGCTGGCATCGTGTGGCCTGCTGAACGAGATAAGTGGACTGACTTTGAAGCCACAAAATTGGTGGTGCTGCACGGGCAGCATCGCGATGAGGATTTGCTTTCTGACGCCGATGTGTTTGTAATCAACCCAGAAGGTCTGCCGTGGCTGTTGGACATACAGATTATCGAGAACGAATTCACCGGTAAGCGTAAAATAGTCGTGCCAAAGTCGCGCATTAATCTGTTGACCAGCTTACGCATTGACACGCTGGTGGTTGATGAATCTACCAAATTCAAGAACCACTCTGCCATGCGCTCAAAAATACTGCGTAGCGTATTGAGTATGTTTAAGCGGCGAATCATTCTAACCGGCACACCAGCGCCGCGCAGTTTGATGGACTTGTGGTCGCAAATGTACATCATTGATCAGGGCGAGTGCCTAGGTACGTACATTACACACTATCGCAAGACGTTCTTCCACCGTGCTGGGTACGGCGGCTACGCTTGGCAGCTAAACGATGGCGCTGACAAGCTGATAGAAGCGCGTGTAAAGCCGCGCGTGCTACGCTTGGCCGCAAGCGATTACCTACAATTGCCCAAGCTGGTTCTGAACCGTGTGTACGTTGAGCTCCCGACATCGGCTCGTAGAGTGTATACTGAGTTGGAGAAGGAACTGATAACAGTATTGACTTCGGGGGAGGTGGTCACAGCGGCCAGCGCCGGTGTAGCATCTGGTAAATGCGCACAGGTGGCTAATGGAGGACTGTACACCAACCAAGACAACCGATCGTGGAAGCCACTGCACAACGCCAAGGACGAAGCTGTGGCTGAATTGGTGGAATCAATTAGCGGGCACCCGGTGCTGATAGCGTACGAATTCACACACGATTTGCAGCGCCTACTGAAGATATTTGGAGCGTCCACTCCGTACATAGGCGGTGGAGTAAGTCTGGCGGCCAGCCGCAAGATAGAGGCCGCCTGGAACCGTGGTGAAGTACACGTGCTGCTGGTGCACCCAGCCAGCGTAGCGCACGGCCTAAACTTGCAGCACGCCAGCACTGCCGACGTTGGACATATCATCTGGTACAGTGTAACGTGGAACTACGAAGATTTTGACCAGCTGATTAAGCGTATATTGCGTCAAGGCAGTGCACACAAACAGGTGGTGGCGCACCTGCTGTTGGCACGACGCACAGTTGACGAGGCTAAGCTGCTGAGCATAACAAACAAAGCGCGCACACAGAACGCGTTCCTGGCCGCCCTGAACACCTACGTACGGAGGATCGCAAAATGAGAATCTACATACCAACAGCCGGGCGTGTACATGCGCAGCGCACCGTGCAGGCACTCGGACCGGAGCTATGCGCAGCATACCGCGCCACACTGGTTTGCCCGAAGAGCGAGGCCGCTACACTGTTGCGCAACTATCCTGGTATCGGGGTGGTTACGTTCGGTGGTAAGGGTATGGGTTCAAAGCGACAGCACATACTCGACAACAGCGATGACCAGCACGTGTTGATGCTTGATGACGATCTTGGGTCGTGGTCGGCACGCATCGAATCGCCGGACGGCTCTGTGCGTTATCTAAAAGCGACGCAAGCACAAATACGGGCTGTGCTCCGTAGCCTGCCCGACCTGTTGCGCACGCATGGACACGGCTGTATTGGACATCGATTGTTTGCTAACAGCCGGCCAGCTATAGCACACACCACCAGACACTTGCGCGCGCTGGCGTACGACCGCGATTATTTACATCGCACGGGCGTTAAATTCAGGTTACCGCTTATGGAGGATTTTGACGTGCAGCTACAGTTAATGGCGTACGGCGCATTCGGGTTCCAGCTGAACACCATTACACACGAGCAAACAGGCAGCAATTCATCTGGCGGGTGTAGTGCGTGGCGCACACCGGCTTTGCAAGCTGCCACGGCTGCTAAATTGGTCAAGCTGCACCCACATTGCGTAAGCGTGGTGCAAAAGCGTCAGAAAAACGCCAATGGCGGTTGGGGTACAAGAACCGATGTACGTATCAATTGGGCAAAGGCCGTTTGTAGTTCATACTAACACGAGGAGAAGTGAGATGCACGTTATATACGCAAAATCAGTGAACGAAGCTCTGTCCAGCTTCTTATGGAAGCTGCAAACGTCGCATACCCTGGAGGACACGCGCAACGGCCCCGCGATGATGCTAAACGCGCCGCTGGCTATGGTATACACCAACCCGAGTCGCAGGGTGTTGATGAGCCCGATGCGCGACGCCAATCCGTTTTTCCACCTTATGGAGGCGATGTGGATGCTGGCAGGGCGCAACGACGTCGGATTCCTGAAGTTGTTCGTCAAACGATTTACACAATACTCAGACGATGGATCTACGATTCCCGGCGCTTACGGCCACCGTTGGCGGGTGCGCTTCGGGGTCGACCAACTCAAGGTCGCAGCGAACCTGTTGAGAACCGACCCCACCAGTCGGCGTGCCGTGCTCACAATGTGGCATCCGGATGATCTGAAAATCGCTGGAGAGAGTCGCGACGTACCGTGCAACACGCAATGCTACTTCAGCGTTAGCGATGGGCGTCTAGACATGCTGGTGACAAGCCGCAGCGGCGACGCGCTGTGGGGTCTGTTCGGCGCAAACGTGGTGCACTTCAGCTTCCTGCTGGAGTACATGGCGGCGTGCGTAGGCGTGGCGGTTGGCACTTACACCCACGTATGCAACAACGCGCACCTGTACGCCACCAGCGGCTGGCACGCCGACAACCTGCACACACTGGCGTTGGACGTGGCAGCAGCTGAGCACGACAGGGTCGGACAGCCATTGTTTCCAGCGGAGGGATGCGATCCGACTGCAGGATTCGGATTTTTTACCCAGGACTTGCATTGGTTTTTCCGCGCGCACGACGACGCCACAACACCTGCGCGTTACATGTACACGACCCCGTTTGTGCGCGATGTGGTCGTGCCCGCGTACATTGCGCACACAATGTACCGTGGCAAACTGTTCGCAGCCGCGCGCGAGGTGGTTGCAGCTATCACAGCTGACGATTGGCGCGCGGCGATGCTGCAATGGCTCGACCGGAGGACGCAGGGATGAATCTGACAGCGCTGCAAACAGTCTACGACGCTGGGCTGGTACAACGGTGCCACACGCTGCCGACGCTGGTGCCAAACAGCGTTGGCAGACACAGTTACGGAGTTGCTTGGGCGTTGTTGTGGTTGGCCGGGAACGTGCCAGTGCCTACGCAGTTGTTGTTGGCTGCGCTGGCGCACGACGTACCAGAGCTAGTCACCGGTGACATCCCGCACACCATGAAGCACCACGCTGGCAGACCCTTTGCTGAAGCCGTGCGCACAACCGAAACCGATTTTATGAGTCGGCTGGGCATCAACTTTGATGCTGCGCTAACAACGCACCAATGTTTGCTGCTGCACGTTGCTGACGCCGTGGACGGTGCGTTGATGTGCCGTCACGAACTGTTGGTTGGCAACCACCACCCAACGATCGTAGAAGTGATGTCAACGTACGTGGACATGCTGCGCCGTGCCCGCGACGACACTCGACTCGCAGTGGGCGTGTCTGGACGCATAACGGAACTGTTGCACAAACTGGAGCAAACACCATGAGCAGCACAGCTAACTCGCATCAAATCGGCGGCAAGCACTATCAGACAGGCGTTGACGGCACCTACCAGCACTGGGATTTTGTGCTGGAAGTGCTGGGTGGCCGATACCTGGAAGGTAACATCACCAAGTACCTGTTCCGCTGGCGCAGCAAAGACGGTGTGCTCGACCTGCGCAAGGCGCAACACTACTTGAATAAGCTGATCGAGCAGGTCGAGGCCGGGTGCGTACAGCCGTTGTCGTTTGAGCGGTCGTGGCGCTCGGACAGGTTGTGGCTTGCTAACAATGGGTTTGGACTGTGTGGTGCCACGCTGACTGCGGTGCAAGGGCTGTCTACGTGGCATACAATGGTAGACCTGCTGTACGTGCGGAGTCTTGTAACCAGCCTGATACTGGACGCGCTGCGCACTAGCTGCACAGTTGATCCGTATGCGGGCGACAGCGCAGCTGAGCCGAGTGCCGACAGCGCCGCACCGGGTACTGGTTACGTGGACCAAGGGTAACCTAAGCAAGAATCGGGCCATCGGATGTCAAAATCTGCGGTTTTTGACGCAGATTTTGACATCCAAGTGCTTGCTTTCTGCTCTGAGTCGTTGCACAATGATCTCACGGTGAGCAGGCGCTCACCCACACCCACCATCACCGAGGAGATCAGCATGACCACCAAGACCACCAAGACCACCAAGACCACGCGCGGCCAGCGCAACATCGACGAGACGCGGGCAGCCGGTCTTCAGACCAGCAACAAGAACATCGACAAGCCGACTCCTGCCCCAGTGTTCACTACCGGCGAGAAGCGCGGTGCAGCCAAGCCGGTCAAGCCGTCCAAGGCGGTCAAGCCGTCCAAGGCGGTCAAGCCGTCCAAGTCACCCGCAGCAACCGTGAGCGCAACGCGTGCCGGTCCGCAAGGCCGCTACAGCCCGGATCAGCGGATCAAGTTGCTGGTCAAGCAGAATCCCAAGCGTCCGGGCAGCGCGTCGTTTGATCGGTTCGCGTTGTACAGCAAGCACACCAACGTCGGCGCTTTCTTGGCAGCGGGTGGTTCGTCAGCTGACTTGCGCTGGGACGCTGAACGCGAGTACATCGAGGTTGCGTAACTGAACACCTACAACCCGGTGCGTCAAACAAAGCCCGCGCAAGCGGGCTTTGTTTTGCGTACTACCTGCGCCTGCAACCGGTGGGCAGGTGCTAATCACTGCAACCGATGGGTCGGCCAAACTCACGGTGAGCAGGTGCTGCCTGCCTGCCTGCCTGCCTGCCTGCCTGC